CTTGTGAGTGTTAATATCTAGTTGTTTTAAAAAGTTATTGAAAGATATATTCAGACCACAATTGTGACATTTAAAGTTTGTATTACTCTTGACTTGATATAGGTATCCTCGTGCTTTATTCTTATTCCTCTGAGAATCTCCGCAGATCGGACACCGAAAGTTGTAGAGATTATTCTTTACCCTTTTAAATTTCTGAAGCCGTGGAGAAATCAAATTGATGTATTTTACATCAACAAAATCCATAATCAAGCCTTAAAGTTCCTGTGCTCAATTATAGATGCCTGAGGCTCTGGTGTCAAGATTTCTATGACACGAGTATTGTTCATGATAAACGTGATGCAAGCAATTGCTCCTATTGCCATCCAAACGCGTTTCTCTATCGTTTGTACTCTCGTAACAAGTGCGTCATAATCCCGGTCAACTTTATCACGGAGTTTGTCAATTTTAGTAAAGAGTATAGAGTCGGTTTCTTCTTGCTTGGTGATCCTTTGCTCATGGACCGCGAGCATCTTAGTTACATTACTATTTACTTCACTTAACTTTTCAATAGCATCGTCTATCTTGACGATAATGTCCTTAAGATCTTCTAGTTTTTGTTCTAGAATTGCTACTTTAATTTCTTCGGCCATTGGAGGATCTGAGGTAATCTAACCAGCGTTTTCTACTACCAACTCCACCTGTAGCATACTTTTTTCTTTTCATAATTGGATCATATCCCGCAACAGGTCCTTTCGGATCTGATGAACCACTAAAACCACCAGAAGTTCCAGGAGCATTTGCAACCATTTGCTCTCTGATCATTTGAATAATTCTATCAATGTTATTCATTTTGTTTGAAAATTTTCTGGAGTTCTTTTAAACAATCCAAATCAACAGGAATATCATGAATATATCCTTTTGGATATTGAGGTATCTTGTTTAAGAATAAGATAAAAGTTTTCATAACAGACCAATAATCCTTTTCTATTTTGAAAAAGAGCATCGGTGTTGCTGCTTCACCAAAAATATTATACAGAACAATAAAGTGATTGATCAAAAGGGGAACCTTAAGTTCCCCCGTATTCTTGTATCGTTTCAAAAGTCTTTTGATATACTTGAAATGATTTAAGTCTTTGTCAAAATCTTCTTTTGTTACTGCATGGGGATTTTCATAATTTTTAATAGCAAAGAGAAGGAAATTATCCTCATTCAGTTCATTAAAGATCATACTTTATCATGCAGGTGGATAAAGAGGAGTATTACCAGTTGTGATACCAGACATTGCAACGAGAGTTTCAGTCTTAACTCTCAGAGCTCCACTTGCATCGTTGTATGTAGTAACACCAACCCAACCAGCATGAGTTAACTTGTAACTGGTGTTTGTTGATGATTCAGTTCCACCATCCTCAACACCATAGATGTATGGTTCATAACCAGTATTTGTCTGACTCCAACGACTGTCAAGAACAGTGTACTTAGGAAGTTGGCTGATTTGGAAGTCAGTGCTGGCGATGGATGCTCCACTCAGTCCAGTTGTAGATGCGATAGAAAGTTGAGTGGTGCTGGCGATTCCAACGATTACGGCATCACCAAAATAAGTTCCGCCAACTACACCAAATCTAATAACATCGCCAGTTGCTGCAGCTCCTACTTGACCGAATGTGGTTCCAGAACCAGTTACTACGAGGGTGCTGTAATCAAGTGATACTGTACCACCGGAACCCTTTGCATCATTATTTCCCCAGAGTGCCATGTGTCTTTCCGTAAAAAATTATTTGCTAAAAATATTTATAAAAAAAGAGACCCTTGTATTTTAGGGTCTCCTTGAGATTTTTTAGTGATAAATCAGGGAGTAGGATCTACTGCACCCTTCTTCTTAAGGTGTTGTTGTACTTGGAGAAGAACAAATGAAACAAGTCCATTCGACTTCAACTTATTGTTAGCACCCAAGAATTCAGAAATAACAAGAAGAATGGTGGCAATAGCAGCTTCATTTGCTTTTGCCCATGCTAAGATAACTGCGAGAGACATGATAACCTCCAATAGTGGTATAAAACTATTTAGAAAATAGTATTGTTAAAAAGAGATTAATAAACTCCTTTTCTTGCAGCCTGAATTCTTGTAGTCAGGTCTTTGATTTTTTGCATCTGGATTTTCTTTCTCTGCTGCTCCATTTTTTTATCATTATCCATAGGAGTAGTTTTCATTTCGGTAGAATCATCCATTTCCTCTTTAACATTAGGAAGACCCTTATGCTTAGTCTTAGCAAAATCTCTTGCTTGCTTTTTAGTCATTCCTGCAGCTGCTTTTGCAACCTCAGGTGAAGGTGCTCCCATTTCACCTTTCTTTACAGCATAAACCATTCCCATAAACTTTTGCTGCTGCTTACTAAGTGCTTTCTCATCAAGCTCAACCATTTCAACTAACTCACCACCCAGTTGTTCAACTGCTTCTTTCATCTCTGGGTTAATCTTAATTTTATTATTAACCTTCTTTTCTTTAATCTGTTTGTTTGCCTCAATATCATCCATAACCTCAGAGAGGTCTTGTCTCCAGTTTGAGAAACCTTCCTTCATTCCCCTCTTGTTAGCAATTGCCTTACCAACTGCCTTACGACGATTATGAAGGTACTTATCAGACTTATCAGTATCACCATCATTATCAATATCAGCATCTTCTTTACCTACAGGATCTAATGCTTCCTTGGTAACAAGACCAACTACATTCTTATTCTTCTTGGTTACTTTATCCATGTAAGCAATCTGTTGCTTTTGTTGGTCTGCATAACCTTTTCCTTTAGAAGGAGAAAGTCTCTTATCACCTGCTCTTCTTTCATCAGATGCTGCTTTTCTCAGCATCGGGTCAGCACCCTTTACTGCTTCTTCGATTTCAGTTTCTTCTTTTTTTAATTTATCCAACTCTTTAAGTTTTTTCTGCATCGCCAGATATCCCCTATCATATCCACCACCCTTTTTGGGAACTCCACCATACTTACCACCTGGTCTTCCAAAAGGATCCTTTTCCTCTGCTTCACCAATTTCAATTTCTTCCTTATTAAGTTTAGCAAGAGCTGCTGCACCTGCTGCCTTTCTGTCTTTACTTTGCCACTTTCCACCAAATGATGTTGGAGGACCACTACGATCTAAACCACGCATATCACCATACTTTTGTCTTGTGCCTTCACCAGGCTCATCATTTCTTTCCTCTTCAATTCCCATAGACTTTCTAGCAGCCTTTACCATATCCTTATTTGCCTTAGTCTTACGCATTTCTTCACGAGCTTTCTCATTATTTTCTTGGCGTTTCTTCATATCCGTCTCAAGATATGAATCGTGTTTCTTCTCTACAACCTGCTGAAGATAAACAGCAGAGATATCGTTAAGGATGTTCATCGACATGAGTATAAGTGATTAGTTCTTTACCTTATACTTATTTATGAATTCCTTGACATTAGATTGTTTATATCCACTATAAGGTTTTGCTCCTGGTTGAAGATTTGTTTTATCTCCAGGATTAAATCCAGGTGTCATATCCACCGCATACTTAAAGTATCCACCAGTTCCAACGAGAGTATTTGGTTTTCCAGGAACTCTCATCTTTCTTTCCATCTTCACTTCAGTATATTCCATCACATCCTTAATCCAGGACTTAAACATAAAACCTTCTTCAGTCACACAGATAAGATGGTTTGCACCTCTACGGATGATTTCACCAACCAATCCAGTGTTTAAGTTCTCTACAATATCACCCATTCTAAAGATTTTCTTGGTAACATAATTCTCACGAAGATTGAACATATCAAACTTAGGAGCAATCTGCCACAACTCAGCAACTTTTTTAGATTTCTTTGCACCCATTCCTTGACGAACTGCATCAAATAAGGAACGAGCATCACCATCATCAAGTGTCTTAGGTGTTCCTTTGCGGAATGATTCAAAGTCATCATCCAATACAGCCTTTCTCATTTTTGATGCTGACATTCCAGATACACCTTCAGCATCTGCATCACGAACACCAGCAGATACAACACGAATCAAATCAAAATCATAAAGATCTCCGTTATATTTCTGAGCAAGATTCTCAAACTCTGCCTGTCTGTCAGAACCAACAACGATATTTACATTTGAATATCCTTCTTCTGCTGCTGCAATCAGAACATTAAATATTGATTTCATCTCATCATCATTAATAATGTTCTCTTCATAGTCAGGAAACATCTTCTTCATGAACGAAATCTTCATATCAGGGTCAAGAGGATTCTTCTTAGGATCCTGAGTTCTTGAAGGATAAATCTTAAGGTCTCCACCTGTAGCAACCTTATCTGCAGACTTAAGAAGTTTTTCGTGCCCTACTGTTGGTGGATTGAAACGACCAAATACAACAGTCAGAGTATCACTGATTTCTCCACCATCTCCTTCTCCTTCTCCTTCTGCAGGTGCTTTCTTCTGTGCTGCAGTTGGTTGTGGTTTTGCAGTTGCTTTTTCTGGTGCTGGTTTTTCCTTTGCAGCAGGTTCTTTTGGTTGGTCTTTCTTTCCAACCTGCTCTCCCTTATCATAGAACTTGAGTTTTCCACCTTCAGTTTTCGCAACAAATTCTCCACGGGAATCATACCATCCCCCGTGACCATCACTCTTAAGGTTTAACTTCTTCGCCTGCAGTGATGCTTGCGATTGAGTTGCCTCAGTTAGAAATTGGAAAAAACTCTTCATATTGTTTTATAGTATACTTTTATTTATTCTAATTTAATATATGGAGCAGAATAGGTTGCTTGAGAACTTGCGTACAAATAAAAATCTTTTACAACTTCATTCTGAGTATCTTTTTTTGCTTTTTCTATCGTTGTCAAAAGTTTCAACACAAGATACTTTGAATAACGATATTTATTTGATTTCATTTGTATAGTGGCAGCAGTTTCATCTAATTGATTCTGCTTCACAAGTCCGTACTCTACCATCATTTTAGCAATATCTTTAGCATGGGAATCAGTATTTTGTTCCGCCAGACGAGCAGATACATTAGATTCTGGCAATTGAGACAAACCATGCCTCTTCAATATAAAATTAATTGGACCAAGAGAAATTTTTCCTTGATTTGCAGATGCTCCTTTTATTTCTCCCTGCCAACCAGTTAGAGATGTTTCTCCACCAAAACTTCTAAATTGAATTTTTTCAGTATTTGCTGTACCCCACTGAATGTACCCATCCATAGCATCCAGGTTTGTTGTTGTTCCCCTAAACTCTGCTGTAACAATCTTTTTATCAGTAGGGAAGTTCTTCTTAGAAATCTTTGCAGATCCTGTTATTTTCTTTAGTGATACTCCAATGAGTTGATTACTTTGAATATACTCAAACATTTTTTCATTTAGTCCCTTTAAAGTCTTTTCGGACTGCAGTTCTGAAACATTAAATCCACTTCCAACCATATAAATGTCAGCAGGACTCCACTTATTCAAGTTACCAAAAGCACCTTCAGACCTATTAATTGCAGTAAAAGTTTTTTCTATAGCATCAACTGTTTTAGAACCTCTATGAAAGGTAAATTTTCCCTTACCTCTGTATTGCTTAAACAAAGCATTTGCTCCAGCAATAGAAGAATTAATCCAATCATCAGGTAAATTATTAATCATACTTTCAAACTTTTCATCAGTATCTGCTGTAGCAAGTGCTTTTTGAAAGTTTTCCTTTGTAACATCAGCATTTGTAATTTCTCTCTTGAGAACATTAAATGCTAAAGCAGCATAAAGTGCTTGAGAAGATTCTGCGAGTTTGGTAAGAGCTGCTCCTGCTCCAGAACCACCACCAGCACCTTTTTTGTAAATTAATTTGATAATAGAATTTGATAATGAAATTTTAGTAACTGGAAAAGATGATTCACTTTTATCAACTTCATTTACATATTTAATTTTCTTCTTCTTCAGTTCTTGTGATATTTTATCTTGAACCTCTGCTCTTTGAGAAGCAACTACACGAATCTTATCAACCTTTGCACCAGCTTTAACGACTTTAGTTTCGTATCCTTTAAGTACAGAATTTACTGCTAAAAGTACTTCAGAATCCGACATTATAGATAATCTATTGTTCTTTTATATTTAGAAATGGAGATAAGGAGACTCGAACTCCTGACATCTTGAATGCAAATCAAGTGCTCTACCAACTGAGCTATATCCCCAAGAAACCCCGAAGGGTCAAACACCAAGAACAGAACCGATATTATCATCAAGTTGCTGAATTGCTGAACGAATATCAACGATACGAGGAGGAATACTCACCTCATCATAAGTATATCCTTTTTGAGCATCAAATAGAACCTGACGAATTGCTGCTGCAGCACGAGCATCAAGTTTAAGTGTTACTTGTTTTTCTTTAGTCACAGGTCTCCCTCCTTACGATTTTCGGAACGTTCAATACTAAAAGCACCTTCAGGATAACGGGCACTCAGTTTCTCAAAATTCATTTGAACAACTTCTTCGATAGAAATATCAAGTCCAATACAGGCTTGAGAAACATACCACATAATATCACCGAGTTCTCGTTTCAGGTGAAACAGATTTTCTTCAGTTACTGGTTTGCCTTGAAATACAATCTTCTTGACAATCTCAGTAAATTCACCTGCCTCAGCAGACATACCTACAGCAGCAGTAAGCAGTCGCTCGGTAGGAAATCCGTTCTCACGAAGTTCAAGGAGACGATCGATGAACGGGGTGTGTTCTTTACTTGGACTAGAGGTAGTCGTATTAACGAACTCGACATACTTATTAAGATCAATAGTCATACAATAAAAGGTTCTAATTCAGATTGGGGTAAAATTTGTTGCGCTGGAAGTTGAAAATCATCATCCAGTCTTACATGAGGAACATTAACTGTCTCAGGATTCAGATGTTTAACCTGACGATATGTTCTTGTAGAATCAAATTCGACAAGCATAATAGCATCTCGGATACTTGCACAATCGGCAATTTTCTTACCATTCTTGTCAAATACCGAATAGTAGTTCAAAACTTAAATCCCTCAAATGATTTCTTTGGTTTTCTTTCCTCAAAATCATACTCCTCTTCTTTCTTATTGTCAAGGATATCATTCTGAGCAGATTGTTCGCAGTCATAAAGACGCATCTTTGCTCTGTCAATACCAACCACGAATCTCTTATGAATAGTGGGATCATTATAACGATTCTTAAGTTGCTTCACAAGAATCTGCCCCAGTTCCTCCAGTTCTTCTGTAGAAATCAGAGCAAACATTAAGTCAGCGGTAGCAGGAAGACCGAATGATTCTGAAGTATCGGTTAGTTCTACATCAGAAGAACCATAACCGCTACGAGTTGTCTGAGTAGCACTTACGATAGGAACATTGAATTCCACAGCAAGACCACGAAGTTCTTCTGCAATTGCCTTAATATAAGAATAAGAGTTCACAGAAAGATTACCCTTATACCGAGAAGATGCACAAATGTTTAGATAATCGATGAAGATAATATCTGGGCGGAATGACTTCTTCAAAGCAAGTTCATTCAGAAGAGATTTAAAATGCCCAGAGTGTGCGG